GCGCTCATGGTTGATCCCTGTGGCAAGTGCCTTCGCTGCGGTAGCGACACCTTCAAAGGCAGCAATGCCACGTTGCCCACGCTGTTCGAGAGGCCCAGCGGCATTCTCAAGGTGAGTGCGAAGTATACCGAGGTTCGTTGCATCGTTTACGGACAGGCCGATGATGTGGTAACGCTCTGCGAAGACAGAAGCCAATGCCTGAGTCACATCAACGGTTCCGGTACCGGATGTCGTCGTCACTGAGGACGCCACCATGTCGGTGCCAATACTTTCAAGCTTGATAGCGACTCCACCTGCAGCAGAGATGTATGAGCCCACATTCTTCGCGGTGAGCGTGATGTCATCGTCCGTGGCAGAAGCCGTCACCGGAAGCTGGGTCTTCGCATTGATGGCGGCCACCAGCGCAGCGGCGGCCAGTGCGGGAGTTGATCCCACCACAATGGATGCATCCACATAGGTAGCATCGATCCAGCAACGGACAAGACCACTCTTCGTTGCCGCAGTGGACAAGGAGAAAGCCCAAGTTGCAGCGGTACCCGTTGGCTCTGCATGCTTCACGAGAGTAATCAGCGTGTATTTGCATGCGGATTTTGCAGCCAAGTACATGGAGTGCAGCACGGAGCCTGCACCGACAGCAGCGAGTACATCGGACTCGGAATAAATATCAAGTGGGGTTGCAGGGGCAAGGCTCGCGGAAGCAAGGCCTGCACCAACAAGCAATACTTTTTGGACATTCGTAGGAAGTCCGTTTGGTCCTGCGTAGAAGTTGAACTCGGCATACGAGCCGGGCACCATGGTCTCCGGGATATTATTCTTGATGGTCATCAGGACTCCTGTTGAAAATCGGTTTGGGAACTAAGGTCAGAGGATCCTTGAGCCAGTTCATAGCTTGTAAGGATCGATTCAAGACGATGCAGGTCTAGTCTGCTTGTATCAATCGTATATGCGGTGTCATACGATGCTTGGAGAACCGAGATCCGCTCTTCTCGGAATGTCGCATTCGTGATATCCTTCCATCCGCTGTATTCAAACTCTTGGCAACCATCAGGTTCAAGGCCGTGCAATACAGGCACAAGAGCTTCTTCAACAATGAGAGCCTCACGGATACGCTCTTCAAATAGTTTCATGTTCGCCACTTGGATGATCGCAAGCAATTTGCATGGCACGTTGGCCTTGGTGCCGGAGGCATCCCACTCAGCCTTGCCTTCAACAACGTGTAGACTGATCGAAGGCCTCACGATTGCGTCGGCCTGATCATCAATGCTTCCTTTACGAACCTTTGGCAGCTTATCTTTTATGGCATCGTTAGCTGCTTGCAAAATGGAAATCACACTCATTGTCCATACCCCATCAGAAGATCATCGGAGAACACGCGTTGAGGAGCCCTTACACGAGGATTGAATGCGGGTTCAGCACCACTTGTAGGCAAGTCAAGCCGAATTGTCCCGGACGCAATGCCCTTCAAGGTCGCAATAGCCGTATCGCGTAGCTTCGCCAGTCCTTCTGGCATATCCAGCACAATGCGGCGTTTGTAGAGTTCAAAAATTGCCAAGTCGCGGGTCACAGTTTTTAAGACCGGATCTACGCTAGGAAGCGGCAAGCTCACCACCGACCGCAAATAGCCGTCGACGATGGAGCGAGCCGCATCAATGCAGCTCTGAATCACTGACTCGACAGGCTCCGCACCATCAAGGCGACTCTCCGAGTCATTTGAGAGCTCAACCGCCCGCTCACGCGGTACCTGGCTGAGCACATCCTTTACGGTGCAGTATTCCATCGATCAATGCCTCAGGTAGAAGGAGCGAGAACGTTGGAGAGAAGGAAGCCACAGTCCTTTGCCGCGACAACTTCCTTGACCACTTCGCCGACCATGACGTCAACGCCACCACGGCCACCCTTCTTCTCGTTGAGAACAAGCTTAACGAAGCGAGGACCATTCTGAGCAGTGAAGCCCCAGGTGATGCAGCCTTCGGTTCTGGTGGCCTGTGCGTTCACATACGCACCAGAAATCGTTTCGCCCCATGCAGTGATGATCTTATTGTCTTGACCCTTCGCAGCACTGTTGACCTTGGTATCTCCGACGATCACCTTGTCAATTTCAAGCACCGCAGCGATATCAGCGCGAACCGCAAAGCCCTTGGTGCTTGCGGCACCGTACACTTCTTTGATGACGTTCGGATGTGTACGCAGCTTATGCCAGATCGAAGCACCCATGCGCAACTGATTTGGGCGCATCAGGCACTTGAGCATGTAGTCGCCAATCAGTTCGAGCGGCTTTGCATCGGGATTCAGAAGCGATTGTGCAAATGTCATATCGAGCACATTTGCATAGTTGCTTGGATCCTGCACGGCCTTGATCACACGCAGCTCACGTTGCAGGGTAATCGTTTCGAGAACAGAAGATTGTTCCCTGTTGACCAAGCTTTCATACTTGGACTGGTCGCTGTTGATGATGTCGTCTTGGCCAACGAATCCTTGGAGCGCATGGACTTCGCAGCTATCGGTCGCTTCGCGGCCAGTGAACTCGATTTCCTTTGGTTCGGAACGGCGGCCAACGCGATCGTTGATGGAGCGCATTGCATCACCTGGCTCACGGATGAGCATCTTGAATGCATCCTTGCCGTTCATGTTGTCAATGCGTGGCATGACCTCATCAGCCACTAGGCCGAGGATCGAGTATGCCATAGCGAAGCCACTGACTGTTGGCGTTACGCTGAAAATGTATGGAAGACTTTTCCAATCCATGGTGATCTCCGGTTAGGCTGGTGTGACGGCAGGGTTACGTTCGATGAGGAAACGGATAATGTCGCCCGACACTCCGCTCTGCAAGGCCATGCCGACCGATGCAGTAGTTGCGCTACCCTTGATGGCAAGGCCTGTGGCATCTTCGCCTTGTGCAGGAATCTTCGCGGTCAAGCGGTCGCCACGGGTGACTGTGCCACCCAATTCCACTTCACCGATATCGTCGAGAAGCACATCGCAAGTTCCGCCATCAATGGTTGGTCCACGGTCGCTCACGCCGAGCAAGGCTTCGCTTGCAGACGTGGGAAGCTTGACAGTATCGTCGGCGGAGCCGATGACGACAATACGTTTGGGAGGGATGGCACCCTGTGCCAGTTGCCCAATAATGAGATCAGGGTTCATCAGATTTCTCCTTGGTTTCTGAGTTTTTCGAATGCCTTGGATGTGCCGATTCCCTCAGCTGAGGCCAGCACGGTAATTTTGGTAGCAACGGCTTCTGCACTTAGGGATGACGCAGGTGGTTTAGGATCTCCTGCACCGAGATCGATGACCGTTGGCATTGATGCAAGGAAAGACTCCATCACCTTGATCGTATCCTTGGGTTCTCCTGCACCAAATTCAATGCGCCCATTACCCGCATCAGCCGCCTTGAACAACGCTTCAAGCGGGCTTCGCATCGCAGGGGTCATGCGGCCAGCCTTGATCGTGTTATCACAGAGAGCAGCAAATTCAGCGGTACGCTTTTCATTCTTAAATGACGCTAGCTCATCTTCCGCTTTTTGCCGTGCAACCTTCTCTTCTGCAAGCTGCCGCTCCTGTTCGACGCGGGCGGGATCAGCCGGAGCCGCAGACGAGCCTGGAACGACAGCAGTGGAGGGAGCAGGAGTTGCGGGAGCTGGTTCTACGGGAGCAGAGAATGAAACAGAAGGCACATCACCTAAATCAACGCTATCAATCGTGCTTGTTGGAAGGATGGAATCTGCTTTTTCCAAACCATCTTTATCAATGATGTAGTCGCGGATTTTTCGGAACAGATCGCGCGCACTTTCAAGACGCCAACGCAAGCGATATACGAGGGAATCCTGTGACTGCGCGAGAGTCGTCAGATCAGTTTCTCCAGCTGCGAAGATGATGCTTGCAGAATCTTTGCCCTTATCGGTTTCGATAAACTCGCCCTGCCCAAATGAAATAGGATCAAGCCCAACAACAGCAGGCATATGAGCACCAAGTACGCCCAAGTGCCGCAACGTCAAATCAGGATACAGGGAAACGGATACATTGGTATATGCACCAGTCTTACATTCTTCGGCAAATGACGGTACTAGATCGGCTGCACAAAGCTGCATCACCTCACCATTCATGCGAGCTCCTTTGATAGAGCCTTCGCGCGGCGAGGCAACCTGTGGGTGCCCCTTCACAATCGGTGGAACCCAGTTCTTGACCTGCTCGTTGATCTGCGCACATGCAGTCTGCACATCGGTCAGCGATAGCGTATAGTCCTTGTTATTCAAGGCGCGGAATGTTCCGGGCTTGAGTGCATCGAACCATGGGTTCACTGGCTGCACTGCGAGCGAAGGAGCGGCGGCAACAACGCCTCCCGCAAATACGCACGGCTCAGGATGACCCGAGGCGACAGAGACAAAGAGTGCCAGCATCACGAGAGCGATCTGGAGCCAGAGGAATCGATTGGATTTGTTGTTTCTCATGGCACAAACATACCCGGAGAGTGCGGCACAGACAGCATGACTTTCTCCGCACAAATTGCCATTCATTTTTCCACGAACAAGTCACGGAAAAATGGAGGGAGTTATGCGCGTCGGATTAGGTGGAAGAAGAAGGCATGTTATGTGCATGCAAAGCATCATCGAAGAGATTTTGAAGAAATATGGACTGACGGTCGTTACCACTGGCCTGCTGGTTGGATACCATCTTAGCGAAGAGCGGAGGTGGACTACAAATCAAGCAGACAGCATGATGCAATGGATGAAGAGCCAAGACGATCTTATGGAGCGATGGAAAGAAACATTGCAGCAGTCACAAGATCGTTCAGACGCGCAGCTCCGTTTAGTAAGCGCATGCTGCCAAGCACACGCGGGGCGGTGACACCATGAGCAGAACTCCCGACGATACCAAGAAACTGATTGCCCGCGAACTTTATGTCGTGAGCGGCCTTTCGGCAAAAGCTACAGCGATCAAGGCTGGCATCAGTGAACGAAGATTGCTCGACTGGCGCAAGGAAGATAAATGGGATGAAGCCCGTAGTCTCGCTGGATTCGACAAGACGAAGTTAAACGAGAATCTCTATTCGCTCGCGCACACAGCTTCGCGTAAACTCAAAGAACTGATTGAACAAGGTGTAATCGATAGCAAACAGATTAACGCGATGCGCCAATTAGTCGACACAATCCAGCGCAGCAACGAATACGAAAAGGGGCTTGAAGCGGCTAAGCCCAAGAAGAAGGCAGACGCAACCATGCATCAGCGCATCTTACAGCGGATGGGCTTGACCTAATGGGCGTTGTCGCAAAGAATGAATTTGCGCTGGAGCTTGCTGGCTTCCTTCTGCCATACCAGAGTGACTTCGTGCGTGATACCGCACAGATCACGTTCTTCAGTGCATCACGCCGCATTGGAAAAACATTTTCATCGGCATTCAAGAGCGTTTCAAGATGTATTGAAAAGATCAATCACCGCGTATGGTATTCTGGTGCGGATGAAGAGGGCGGCGAGGATTTCATTGAAGAGTGCAAATACTGGCTTCGCTTCTTCAACGCATCTGCAAGCGAAATTTCGTTAGAGGAAGGTGGAGAAGAAATTGAATATGCTGACGAGGAAAAAGGAGTCCTCAATCTTACCATCCGCTTTGCGAATGGAAGCCGCATAACAGTACTTAGTTCGAACCCCAAGCGGTTCCGAGGCAAGGGTGGCGACATCATCCTTGATGAGTTTGCACATCACCCGCATGCTCGCGCCATGTGGAAGGCCGCGCTTCCAGCGGCGCTCGTCTGGGGGTACAACCTCACAGTCATCTCGACACACAATGGAAAGTTCACGCTCTTCAACGCCTTCGTTGAACGCATTCGCAGTGGCAAGAACAAGTTCAAGGCATCACTGCACGAAGTTACGATTCGACAAGCAGTTGATCAGGGTCTTTATGACAAGATCACTGGACGCGAAACGACTCCCGAAGAGCGCGATGCATGGATCCAAGAGCTCATCGACGCTTGCGAAACGCCCGAAGATGCCATGGAGGAATTTTTCTGCAAGCCACAGGATAGCAAGGATCCATTCCTTCCATTGCCTATGATCCTTCGAGCAGAACGCAAGGGGATCCTCGCGGATCCTGCAACTATTCCTGGTTCACTGTATCTTGGCTATGACATTGCACGCAAGAAGCATCTCTCCGTCATCTATGTCTTGCAGGAAATTGCAAGTCAGCTTGTGGTGCGCGAAATCCGAGTCATGGAAAAGATGCGATTCGAGGATCAGAAAAAGATTCTATTCGCATATTTAAAACTACCCACGTTAGTCCGTGCAAGCATTGACGCATCAGGTCTCGGCATGAACCTCGCAGAAGATGCACAGATCGAATTCGGTACATACAAAGTAGAAGCGGTAACCTTCGGCAATGCACTCAAGGCCACGCTTTCAAACAACCTCTATAAGGAATTCGATACGGTCTCGGTATTCATTCCTGAAGATGATGTACAACGGCGCAGCCTGAACAGCATCAAGAAGATGGTGACAGGCGCAGGCAACATTCGCTTTGATGTGGATGCCGAAGAGAGTGACAAGAAAGAAAACGAGAACGAAGTCAACATCGGCCACGCAGACCATTTCTGGGCACTTGCCCTTGCCGTCAATTCAGCACGTAACACTCCCGCAGGAATTCCACCCGTCACGACGCGCTCACAACGCAAGGACTTCCGCGACCGTCGGCGTGAGGAAGATCAGTTCGACGATGGCAACAACCCATTTCGCAGGATGAGCTAATGACATTAAATAGAAACCCGCTACGGAGCCCTGTGAGCCCACAATCGCTTTGGACGGGTATTGGCTTTCCCTGACCTCCTATAATCGTTTTTGAATCCAGTTAAATGGGGTTCTAGGCAAACCAAGACAAAGCCACCCGACAACCCCGCAGAAAACACCAGAGGAACCCCCATGACGAAGAAGAAAGCCCCCGAACAGCTCACTGGCGAAGAGATCCTCACCAGGCAGGCAATCGGATGGAACGCTATCGGAAACCTGCCGAACCCCAACTTCATTTTGCGCCGCATGGGGCGAGTCTCCGATACGCACCGAAATCTCAGCAAAGATGCCCATCTTGCAGGCGAGGAGCGTAAGCGCCTTGGTGCCGTGCGCAACTGCCCATGGACACTGTCGGAAGGACCAGATGGTCCACGCAAGGAAATCTCAGATGCGCTCTGGAAGCTCGATGTCCGCGACATCGTTACGCAGGCCATGAAAGCAACGGCGCGTGGCGTTGCCGTGCTGGAAGTTCTGTGGGAATACAATGGAGGCCGCGTATGGCCTTCCAAGATCATAGGCAAGCCAATGGATAGCTTCGCCTTCCGTTTCTCAGATAACGCGCTCATGATGATTACGCGGGATGCCCCGATGGGAGTTCCTGTGCAGCCCTACCGTTTCCTCCTTGTGCAGAACGAGCCCGAGTTCGACAACCCTTATGGAGACGGATATCTCGACAAGTGTTTTTGGCCTGTCACGTTCAAGCGTGGAGGCGTCAAGTTCTGGATGCGGTTTGTGGAAAAGTATGCAGGCGTATTTGCCGTGGGCAAGTATCCACGCAACTCTCCGCCAGCAGACAAGGAAGAATTCCTTGATTCGCTGTACAGCATGATCCAGGATGCCTGCGCAGTGATCCCCGAGGACGGATCGGTGCAGCTGATCGAGGCCGCCCAGAAGGGCGCAAGCGCAGACATTTATGAGAAGCTGTGCAACTGGGCAGACAAGCAAATCAGCAAAGCGATCTTAGGACAAACACTTACCGCAGACATTGGTGAAAATGGAAGTCGTGCTGCAGCGCAGACCCATTACCAAGTTGGGCAAGATGTTGCAAAGGACGACGCTACGTTGGTACATGGTGTGATGAACCAGCTTGTGGGCTGGATGTGGGATCTCAACTTCGGAACACCCGACCGCCCTTGGTGGAGCCTTGTCGCACCACAGGATCTGAAAGAAGATCTTGCGACTCGTGACCTCAAGCTCACGCAAAGTGGAGCACGCTTCACTCCTCAATATTTTATCGAGGCATATGGATTCTCACCAGCGCATCTCTCAAAGGAACCTGCGCCGCCACAAGGCTCTCCACTCAACCTTGCCGCAGGTGAGCCCAGCGGTGGCTTGACTGATGTTGACGCAGGCGCAATCCAGCTCGCATCGCAGGCAGCAAAGACCGAATTATTCTCACCTATCAGAACGCTTGTCGAGATGGCAACAAGCCTTGAGGAAGTCCGCGACAAGCTGCTTGAGACTTATGACAACGTCGATGTCGAAGCTATCGCACCAGAAATGGAACAAGCGTTTCTTGCTGCGAATCTCAAGGGACGTTTCGAGATCATGCAAAAGGCTGGGCTTCTGTAATGCCAAAGGCCGATGTACAGTTCGGCACGTCTCCGTTCAAGGAGGCTGTCGATTATTTCCGCAGCAAGATCAACTTGCCCACGGCAACATGGAAAGACTTGCAAGGCCAGATGCATGCAAAGGCTTTCGTCGTTGCAGGCGCAATGCGTGATGATCTGCTTGCAGATTTCCGCAAGGCCGTCGATGGTGCAATAGCAGAAGGAAAAACGCTTCAGGAATTCAGGAAAGATTTTGACTCCATCGTTGCGAAAACTGGGTGGCAATACAACGGTTCGCGCAACTGGCGTTCTGAAATCATCTACAGCACCAACATGGCCGTGGCTCATTCCGCAGGTCGCGAACGCCAAATGCAAGATCCCGAGGTGCGCAAAATTTTTCCCTATGGCCGCTATGTCTGCATGATGGATGGTCGCGAACGTCCTGCACATCGAGCGTGGCACAACACAGTCCTTCCGCTTGACGATCCTTGGTGGAGTTCACACACGCCTCCATGCGGATGGCATTGCCGGTGCCGCAAGGAAGCCGTGAGCCGCTACGATGTGAAGGAACTAGGACTCTCTGTCTCAGACAAGGCTCCCGCAGATCCCATGGTAGAGCATATCGACCACGACACTGGCGAAGTCATGATGGTTCACAAAGGAATTGATCCCGGATGGGACTACAACCCTGGTGACGCAGCGAATGGCAAGCCAGGCGTTTCCATGAAGGCGTGGAAAGTAATTCCACAGCCCGCGCAAGTCGCAGAGGGATCATTGCCCAGCCTGCCGATCCATGCATATCCAAAGCAAACGGAAACGCTCACCCTCAACACCAAGGATGAGATCAAGGCTGCGATGGACAGCAAGCTCGATGCGCTGTTTCCCGGCGACAGTGTGCGCCAGGTGCTCATTCCACTTGGTGAGTTCACCTATGCGTTCAACGTGAATTCGGAAGAGCTCGCAAAGCATTTCTCAGAGATTGACCGAAGAGACCGCCAGCTCTACATGGATGCGCTGCTATCTGCAATGACATCTCCTGATGAAGTTCGCCTTGCCTTCATGAGAAGCACCACGGGCAAAGTTGCGATCCGTGCACGGTTCATCAAGGTCTTTGCCGAGAAGGGAAAGCAGAAGCCTATTATGGTTGTATTCGATGCGCAGAAGGGTGAGTTTGTCAGCTGGACTGCGTACCGCTTCAAGCCTTCGCAGCTCAGTGACCAACGCACGGGAATTCTTGTCTACCAAAAAAAGGAGGCTCCCTAAAAAGGGAGCCTGGTGTGCAACCGACTTCACCGAGGAGTTGCAAGAAGCGATAAGACCGTAGGCCAGTGAGCCCGCCAGACCGCCACCTGTGAACAATATACCCATTCCCAATACGGAGTGCAACTATGCCAAATCCATTCTTCATTGAAGTAGACGACGAGAAGCTCAAGTCCTTGTTTGAAAAACTGAGCCAACGAGGAAGGGACATGCGTCCAGCGTTGCTTGCCATTGGCAACGTGGTGGCCAATTCCGTACGCAGAAATTTTGATGAAGGTGGACGCCCAGATAAATGGAAATCATTGAGTGAAGCCACACTCATTGGCTCACTTAGAGGTAAGGACTTTGACAAGCGGAAGAAGACGAAGACTTTGACTACTCGGGCATCGAAGCGCATTGCATCAAGAAAGATTCTTGTCGGCCTTGGAATGCGTGGTGGCCTCATGGGCAGCATCCATTATGAAGTGGATGGTAATGGCGTAAGCATCGGTCCAGAGCCAAAGCCTTACGCACGCATTCATCAGTTTGGAGGGGAAGCAGGACGCAAGTCGCACCGAGTGAAGATCCCTGCGCGGCCTTACCTCGTATTGCAGCAAGAGGATGTGCAAGCAGCGAACAACATTATCATTGGATTTCTGATGCGGGAGTAGAACCGAATAAATCAGTTTGGCCGAAGTGACCTTTCATGTTTAGCAGAGTACGAAAAGTCTTGTCGCCAATGCCGAGGTCACGGCTGAGTTTGAGTCGGTTCGATCCATTGAAATTATTGCGGATGTAACGTGCGCAGAATGCGCGGGGAAGCTTACTTGGGAATCGCAGGGCATTGCCCGAGAAGATCTTCCAGATTTCAAGAGTCTTCTCCATGCCGATGATTTCAGCCACCGCCGGAAGGTCTCCCGGAAGATCATCGATCTTCATTTCATTTGCGACGCCAGCAACTCCCATATGCCCAAAATATACAAGTTTCCGAAACTTGATGCACAGGGATTAATTTGTGTGTCAATAATTCCACGTTAGCACTTCGGTCTTGCGCTTGCCGTTTGCGCCACCCTTGTTCACCGAAACACCTGATTGGATCTGCTTCTGTTTCCACTCATGCTGCGCGGTATATTGCGCAAGGATATCGGATGGGTAACTGCTCAACAGGAACTTTCCAGAAATCTTTGAAAGGGTCTTCAACAGACATTCAAAGTCATCAATTGAATAGCCATCGTAATGTCCGCAGTCACTATTGAAATACGGTGGATCGCAGTAGAAAAAACTTTGCTCGGTATCGCGGCTGGTGATGATGCGCAACGCATCAGTGCATTCGATCTGCACGTCCTGCAAGCGTATCGCTATTTCCTCGCTGAAGGCTTCGCGTGCATTGTGGATCTTCTTGCTTGTGCAATCCTTCTTCTTGTCGTAGCCAAATGATCCATCCAAGATTGAACTGAAGCTCATGTGCGCAAGCACCCACACAGCCCACGCACGCTTGATCTCGCTGAACAGCTTCGGACGGTTGTAGACAGCCGAAGCGTCGGCGTGCAGTTCACGGCTGTGAAGGCTGATGGAGATTTCTTTCTCAAGGCTCACGAAGTCACGCTGCACGGTGCGATAGAAGTTGATCAGCTCGCCGTTGGTGTCGTTGATGACCTCGACTCCGCTTGGCTTCTTCGCAAAGAAGATCGCAGCTCCGCCAACGAAGGGCTCTGCGTAGAGGTTGTGTTCGGGGATCATTTCTAGGATGGTTTTGCAGAGCTTCTGCTTGCCACCGTAGTAGGTAAGAGGCGTTTTGATTGTTGGCTTTTCGGCGTGCATGGCCGCAAGCTACAAAGCACAAAGAACTAAAGCAAGCTTATTCTTTTTGTTCCTGCTTCATGTTGCTCACCTGTCGCATAGCAACAATCAAAATCCAAAGCGGAGCAATAAACGTTTCAGAGCATCTTTCCGATTATTGAGTCTTTGCTGCTGTTCACGAATTTGCTGCAAAGTTTTCATACGGATATAATCTTGATTTGCCTTTTGGATAAGGGCTAGGTTTTGATTGAAGCTCTTGATTCGCTTGGCTTCTTCCTGCTCAGTGTAGCTGCAATATATTTCAGCCTGGTTGACCATGGGAAACCTCTTTTAATTTGCTGTGGTCGTTCTTGATCTTGTACAAGCAAATTTCAAGAACCATTCTATCCATATACATTTTAATAAAGCGGCTGACAGATTCCATCGGCTTATGAATTCCTGCTTTCTTTGAATAAATCGTTAGCACCAGAGCTACGTTGCCGTCACCGCTACGTATTGGATATCCAATTATTGATCCATCAATATCTTCTTCCGTCTTGAATAAGAACTTTTGCTGGATTTTCTTTCCTCCTTTTTCTCCCTCCCTCTTCAATTCTCTGAATGATTTTATGTGTTGAGGCTTCCCTGTTTTTTGCACATAATGGAAGAAGGTGTTTCCTGATCCAAGATCTGATGGTGTTAGCGTTGGCCTTTTAGATTTAGGGGCATGGTAAATCTTTTGAACCTTGTTACTTTCAAACTGAGCCAATGCAACTGCTTCTATTTCGTTTCCAATCACTTTGTCAAGCGCAGTATGCAATTGAAGCACTAGTTCTTTCAATTGATTTTCTGGCTGGGTGATTTCAAGAAAGGTATCCTGTTCTTGAATGCATTTGTGATCCATGAAGCGATCCTTCTTTGCTCCAACAGCCTCATTGATTGAGGCTAGTACAATCTCAGGAGCCTCGGGATGTTCTTTTCTGATTCGTCGTCTTTCGATAAGATCGAAAATCAATACCAGTAGTGACGGCAAAGCAAAAAAAACAACCATTTTCCAGCCATCCAATGTGGAGTTGAAATTTAACTGGATAGCTCTTGTAAGTTTGCATGACTCAGGAAATGTCGCTTGAGAGAACCCAAGAAGCAGTGTGGCTATTGCCACAATAATCGTTCTTATAAACGGCTTCATCATCTACCTCCATTTGAGAAATACAAGCGGAACGTCATCAATCACATAGCCAACCGTAAACAACTGGTAGCCTACAAGAGCCGTTGCGATGACCAGGACGCCTGTAAAAACCAGCGTGGACCGTTTCCAGTCATCGTGCTCGATACGAGGATCAAGCGGCTTGAAACGGCACAGCATGATCACGATTGATATGCCTTCACCTACACATAGAATCACGAGCATGGCTTTATGATTGATGCACCAGGCAATAAGAGCGAATATCGTTGTGTACAACAAACCAAACATCGCATGCTGCCACTTATTCGCACCACGCATTTCTTCTTCAATGCGACTCATCTTATTCCCATTTCGTATTGAGATTCGGGTCTCGACCTTTTACAACCTTGATGATCTTTACCCATGAGTCGGACATGTCGTTGTTTCTCCGAATCATAAGCATCCACGTCTGGTTGATGCTTTTGTAATAAATGATTTGCCAACAGGTCGTCATATTGACCATCGCATTGTCTGCTCTAATTACAGTCTCTGGCTTAGTTGTATCGTGAGGAATGGAGCACTTTAACTCATCGCCCCTAAGACCCAGTTTATGTTTGATATCCGAGAACTCTAAAGTTTCGTATTCAACATCAGCCAGCAGATTGAACTTAGACAGTAACTTATTTGCTTTCTGTGTTTGAAGGCCTGAAGGGTAGAGTATCGGATTGCGTTTTGGGGTTTCCTGCGCAGGTTCTGGCGGAAGCAGTGCTTGACCCCATGCACCACTTACCCCGATCAAAATGGTTATAGAAAACATAATGACAGCCCATCTTATCATGAACCATCTAGGACTTTGTGTGGTTTGCTGTTCTGACATATTTCCCCCTGGTTTAAATCCAAATCTGGTTTTTCCTGCGATGAATTATCCCACAGCCTTCTTTGGGTGGCTAACCTGAGCTTCGCGAACTTCGCAGCTATGTATAGCCAACGCTAATACTTGGTGATATAACATTACCAGTTGATCGTAACTTGGGCGAGATTGCCCTTCAATCCACGATATCCCTGACGATCTCGGAGCTCCTACACTTTGAGCAATATCATCAGCTGTACAGCGTAGAAGCTGACATGCTCTGCGAATGTCGGGAAAGGCAGAACTCTTTAAACAATTACTGTCAAACTCCTCTTTTACTACCGAGTTTGAATCAAGATTTTCTAGTGCTCTTGTATAACCCGCAGCTTGGAGCTTATTCGTAAAGGTAGCTCCCCAAGTTTTAGCCCCACTGAGATATGCGTGCAGATGCTGTGGACTAATCCCCATTTCCCTTGCCAAGCCGCTCATTGATCCATAACGATCTTTTGCAAAGCGCTTTACATCATCTGGCAAAGAAAATATACCTGAGTTGTAATTATCTCTTGACAACTTTACTACCTGGTTGTAAATTCCTTTATGTAGTGGTCATTAAACACCACTACAAACGAAACATAATAAACGCAGGAGTCTTATGAACAAAAACAACAAGTTCACCATCGAGAGATTCTCGTGGAGAGAGGTTGCCAAAGAGGTGTCTCGACTGGCTGGAAAGACCTACAGCCCTTCATATATAAGGGAGGTAGCTACAGGCTACCGAGCAAACAATCAATTGAAAGATCTTCTCAATGACCTTGGTGTCCTTCAAATCAAGGCGGCTTGAATATGCCTAAAAAGACACTTCAAACAGTCGATTCACCAGAGACCTCATCCCTAGAAATTAGGGATCAGGTACCCGAAGAAGCTGGAATCAAGGATCGACAGGAAACCAAGGTCATCTACCGAATTTTTCAAGGAAAAGATATCCGCTTTGAAAAATCAACTGATGGCGAGGTCATGGCGGTAGCATTGGATGTTGCCAAAATCCTAGGCTATGAAAACCCCGACCAGGCAATCAAGCAGCATTGCCGAGCAACGGCCAAGATTGTCATCCATGACGGCAAGCAAAACCGCCCCATGCTTGTGATCCCAGAACGAGACATCTACCGGCTCGTGATGCAATCCACAAAATCAGAAGCACGCAAATTCGAGGAGTGGGTCGTTGGCGAGGTTCTTCCCTCCATCCGCCAGACTGGCAAGTACAAGATCACCCGCAAGATCAACTACGTACCACAGACCACCAATGACACAGCAAAGCCAGGCGAGCAACTTGAATTCTTCCCTCGCCATATAAGCATGACGTTTGCAGAACCCGTCACCCTGCAACTCGCAAAAGAGCGTGCAAGACTTAAAGCCGAGGGCAAGGAGTTCAAGACGGACAAGGACTTCATCGGCTATATCGTCGCACAGTATTTCGAGGAGGTGGTATGAGTTTAACGCTGTATCCTCTGTCCACTATTGAAGGCGCTTTTGAAGCAGGATTCAATGCTGGCGTCAATTGCGGAAGTAATGGCTTCTCCGACGAGGAATGCATAAAAGAAGCCGTCGCATCCGCAGAACGCTTCTTGGAGCGAATCGGGATTTCGGACATAACCGTGGAGGCAAGGCCATGAAGATCCATTCATTTTATGACTCGGCAAGAATGCTTTGTGTTGACTGCTCCGAATGCACCAGAGGCGGTAACGGATCAGACCCAAGTAAATGCTCATGCGGATGGAAGCACAAGAAAGGAGGCCGTGGCAGTTGCTACAGCGGCACGTTGATGCAGGGAATCACCGTCCCAGAATCAACCAAAATTCTCACCAGGAGGCACTAATGCAATATCAATCCAATAGAAAGAATCGTCGTGAAAAAATTCGTCAGTTACGTCACTCGCAAGATCCATCGGCACCGCTCACCCTCAAGTTTCAGGGGCTCGAAAAGGATCTGCGAAATCTAGCCCGCGAAGAACCATTGCTGATAGAGCAAATCAATAATTCCCTAAGTCATCTTCTTGTGTCTTGGTCGTATATGGTTACGGCATTTAACCCCCAACCAAAGCCAGTTGAAGCCGACTCCACAAGGCTTGAACTTGATGACCGCGTTGAAGTTGTGATAAGCACGCCCTTGGATCGTGACTGCATGGTCGAAGTCGTGGAGCAGGAATCATGACACGCCTATACAGCGTCAGCGAACCTCGCCAATGGTGCTGCGTCTGCTGCGACCGTCCTCACGCAAAGACGCTCAATGGCTTTCCCACCTGCAATCGATCTGAATGCTGGAACGAGATGACACGCCTCATTCTTGATGGAACTGCGCCACTTGTAAAGGAGCGCATTCAATGAGCGGAATCATGAACTTATGGATCAGTACAGATGACGCCGCGAATGCCATGCAGATCACACCACGCGCGGTAGTGAAGGGCAAACGTATGTGGGACACTCGCATCGTCTCAGGATCAAGTGGCAAGCACATGGAAGTACGCCTTGCAAGTCTTCCACATGACGCCGTTGTGCGGTATCAGGTTGAAAAGTTGCCAGAGATTCCCGAAGTAAAAATTGTTGTAGAAGACACCGAAGCTTATGCCAACGTATATGCAAAGGCAAGCGCTCGTACCAAGCGCCATGCGGACAAATGGTCATTGATTCTTTCACGAAGCGAAGGTATCACAGGCCGCTTAGAGCTTGAGTCCTGGGCACAGCACTGGAGTCGCGCAAATCCTGACATGGCAGTGAGTGCGCAAAGTATTTACCGAACAAGGGCGCAAGTTGCAGAGTTCGGACGCATGAGTCTCATCACTCCATCTCGCGTTGTTGGTTCAACCGTCACCGATGAGATGTGGGAAGCATTCAAGTGGGCATACCTTCGCCCGAGCGCTCCATCAATTCCTGTGGCTCGCGAGATTGCTCTTGGCAAATGCCTTGAGGACGGACTGACAGCCTCACGTGATAATTTTCCGAGCATCCACGCCTTCCAGCGCCGTGTGAGCAGAGAACTAGACGAGGCCGTACTTGCGTATGCCCGCAAGGGGCGTAAGCGCTACAACGATGCGCATGGCGTGCATATCGATCGCGAGTACACGATGCCAGCGGGCTCGGTCTGGGTTGGCGATACGCGAACATGGGATGTGTTTGTGCAAGTGGATGGACAAGCGAAGCCCTCGACATGTTACATCACCTTATTTGTTGATATGCGCACCAGCATGCCCATGGGTTGGCACATTCATCTCTCCGCACCATGCACTGACAATGTTCTGCGTGCAATCCGCAACGGCATTGAGATGTATGGATTACCTGATGAAGTTTATCTCGACAATGGAAGAGAATTTCGCAACAAGGATTTTTCAGGCCAGACGCGAGGGCACAAGATCGTGGAAGACGAACAGAAGGCCGAAGCCTTGTTGAGCCGCCTTAATATCCATCCACACTTTGCAATCGTGCAACGAGCACAGTCAAAGATCATCGAGCGAAACTTCCTCACGATCAAAGGCAACTTCGACAAGATGTTCAACAGCTACAAGGGTGGCAACGTACTTGAGAAGCCAGAGATTTTGAAGAACGTCGTGAAGCGTGGTCTCGCAATCGGTTGGGAGGCTTTTCAGGGGCTCGCCAATAAATTCATGTCCGAAGTTTTTCCCGCAATCAAGAGCGAAGGCAAGAACCATCAGGGCAAGAGCCGCTCTGAATTATGGAGTGAGTTGATTGTGCAACGTACCGAGATGCGGCGCGTGACGCAAGAGACCGCGAGCATGCTTACCACGCGAACAGCGACGGGGCGCATTCATCGCCAGGGCTTCCGCCTGCGCGAACTTGAATGCCAGTTCTGGGCGGAATGGATGCCAGTGAACCAAGGCCGTGAAATCACTTTGCGCTATGACCCCGAAGACTTGCGCATTGCATGGGCTTATGACTCAAGCGGAGCACTCATTGGCGAGGCCATGCTATGGCAGGCTGTAAACGCACTCGTGAGCCATGACGATGTCATTGGCAAGACCCAACTCGCAGAAAATATCGCCCGCACCAAGCGTGCAGAGAAAATGGTTCGTGAGATGGTTCCCGATGCAACGAAAGACGAGGCGAGAGACATGATCCACGCCATGGGAACAGCGTTGGGAAGAGCCAATGTCCTGAACCCGCTAGGCGTTACACAGATCACTCGCCACGACCACGACGCCAAGATACTTGCTGCCGATGCCCGAGTGGGCAAAGGCGACCTCGCGCAGTTCGTGAAGAATGAAACAAACGAAAAACCAATCCTGATCGTATGGCCGGATGAAGTTCCGTTCGCGAAGCAGGGATAAGGAGCAGCACCATGGATACTTTGCAAAAAAGACTCACGGTATATATCGACTCGACAGGATCCACGCAGGTCTCTGTAGCCAAGGCCATTGGCCGTAGCCCCTCGCTGATCAACTCCTGGCTCAAGGGCAAGTATGAAGGCGACGTCACGGAGATTGACAAACTGGTTGCCGATTTCCTTTCCAATGCGAAGGAACAATTGGAATCAATGGAGCATGGCATCATTGAGACCAGCACATACAAGGCGATTCACGCATACTGTACCCTTGTATTGCAGAAGCGTTCCATGGGAATGCTCACGGGCGATTCGGGAGTTGGTAAAACAACTGCGTTACAGGCATATGCGATGAAGCACCCCGCAGTAATTCTGATCGAGGCCGATCCAGGCTACACGGCGCGGGCTTTGTTCATCGACCTCTGCGACGCGCTCAACCTCGACACGCGTGGAAGTCTTCACGACCTGTTCAACCGTGTAGTCAATAAGCTGCGCGGATCTGGACGCCTTGTGATCATAGATGAAGCAGAGCAGTTACCGTACCGCGCTTTGGAACTGATTCGCCGTGTGAATGACAAAGCAAAGGTTGGCATTGCACTCTGCGGAATGCCACGCCTTGAGAAAAACTTGAAGGGTGATCCCACACATTATGCCCAGCTATACCGCAGACTCTTCATTCCTCGCCGCGTCTCTGGACTGACAGATTTTGACATAGATGCTTTGATTATACAGGAGCAGCCCAAAGTGAGCAAGGACACCTTGTCTGCACTACGCAAAGCTTGCGGACGTAACGCTCGCGTACTCTCCTTCTTGTTGATGTGGTGTTCGGATATCATGGGGCGCAACGAAATGTCAGAACTCACGCCAGAGATTGTTTTTCGCGCATCTGAAATGCTGGTGGCTGCATGAACCAGACCTCTCCTTATACTCGCTCCATTCACGCCTTGGTGAATCGCCTTGGCATGACGGATGAGCAATACCGTGACTTACTACGTGACCGCTTTAACGTCGATTCAAGCAAGTCGCTCACGGGACTGCAATGCCGTACACTATGCTCCTTTTTGCTTTCCATGTGCCCCAAGGCACAGGCGACAACGCGAATCGTAAAACGGCATGAGGATCTCGGACATCGTGGAAATGGTTTTGCGAGTCCAAAGCAGATCCGAATGCTTGAAGGTGCGTTTGTAGGAATCTCGTTCATGCCAACGCTACCAGAGAAGCAGGCGGCGTTCCGCACATTTCTTAAAAATCATTTCTCGATCCCATCGGTCGAATGGATTAGTGCCTCGCAAGTAGGCCAGATCCTCAAGTCTATTCAGTCAATCAAACCAAACAATACCAAAGCAATGGAGGCCTCACATGGCTAAGAAAGATGACAAGGGAAACTGGATCAATCCTCGCGGAGTCGCTGTTCCTAATAAATACGTACCCGTAGTCGAGAAGAAGCGCGATAAGGCCGTAGAAGATATTCATACCGCAGTGGATAAGGTAGAGCAGATGATGCTCAAGACCAAGGAAGCGGTGCTCACTCTGATTGAGTCCTATTTACTGTGGCTTGAGAAAGAAACGAATACCAAGCGTGAAGGCAAGGGCAATCTGACTTTGACAAACTTCTCAGGAGACAAACTGGTCGAGATCGTCATCAACGACATGATCGATTTTGATGAGCGCTTAGGTCTTGCGAAAACCAAGATCGACGAATGCTTCACGGAGTGGTCAGAAGGATCGCGCGACGAGATCACAGCAATCGTACGCCAGGCATTCAACTTGGACAAGAAGGGAAATGTGAATCGGCAAATGATCGTGCGCTTACTTTCCCTTGAAATCAAGGATCGCCGCTGGCGCGAAGCGATGGATCTGATTCGCCATAGCATGCAGGTACGCGGCACACGCCAGTACATCAATCTTCGCCGTAAGGTGAAGACAGAACTGGGTTCGGAGCAATGGGAAAAGGTCAACCTCAACTTCTCGGCGATGTGATGATAACCCAAATTCTTTTCACTATCGCCATAGTCGTATCCCTTGGACTCCAAGCCTTCGTCGGCTTCTGCATGATTGCTGCGATGGGCTGGTTTCCAAATATCCCTGCGGGCATGAACTGGTTCGCTGTAGTCATGGTGGCATTGAATATCGGGGCTGCGTTCTGGGGGCTCCGCACCGGAGGAGGAATCAATCAACTCATTTATGGCCTCACAGCTGCGATCCTCAACGTCTGCGTCTACTTCAACTTTGACAAGATCATCGGGAGGTTCCAATGACAACAAAGCAACAGCTGCGCTCGTTTGGAAGTGCAAGCCTAGAGACTGTGGCGAAACTACTCTCGGGCGAAGGCTGGAAGGAAACAGGAATTTCCGTTCCTGGATCTTCTCTGTTATTTCGCAAAGGAAAAGTCTTTGCAGACCTGCGCCGCGAGATCGGTGGGGTCTCATTATGGCAGGTGATTCTATGAACGACAAACAATCAAATCAAGGAGAACCATGAACAACATCATCGCAAGAATCAGCCCAATACTGGCTGACAAGGATGCTAAAGGGTTGCTGAAAGGAAGCCTTGGACGGAGCCTACTAGCCCTTACTACAGGCGCGGCCACCTATATGTTCACCAAGCATCAAATTGATACGCCTCCTGGCTTTGCTGCCATCATAATTGCATTGATGGCCTACGTATTCTCGGGGAAGACGAAGCTCAATAAAGACGCCCCATCGGCCACACAAGGCTCTGACGCACAAGGAGCCTAAGATGGATAGGGAAAAGATCTTAATCTTCGTTGTATGTATTCTGCTGTCGATTTTAGCATTCCTTGCATGGCCTTTTCCCATGGGAAACAATTCTGCGAAGGATGTCGGTGCAAAGATTCAGGCGGCAGAGCACAAGGCCGACACGGTATATCAATCCGTGATCAAGCACGATACTGTCGAAAGAGATCTTCGAGCCAAAGCAAAGGCGATGATCAAGCGCGATACAATTCCCATGCACGACACCGTTCCCTTTCGCGATACGATCTGCCTAGATGCCTTCGATACGTTAAGCAAGGCGCTTGATGAATGTGACTCAGCAAAGGCATTGCGGGACACAATCATTCATACGCAGGACACCGTCATCAAGTTGGTACGGGACTCTGCGCAAATAACAAATAAACCGAGTGTGGAAGGCTATGCCATCACCGCGCTTATTTCCGCAGTCCTTGGTGGACTGCTCATCCTTATCTTGAGGTAACAAAGTGAACGTATCAAAGAATGAAATCGCAATCATTGAGCAGGAAGAAGAGTTCCGCTCGCACCCTTACTTGGATACAGGTAAAGTCCCAACCATCGGGTATGGCTCAACATACTATGAGGATGGTACGCATGTGCAAATGACCGATCCTCCGATCACACAGGAGCGGGCTGCGGATCTCATGATGCATAAGCTTCAACAAGAGTTTGTTCCAGGAGTGCTCAAGCTGGTAACGGTTCCGTTGACCCAGAATCAATTTGATGCTCTGATTGATTTCGCCTACAACGCAGGCCTTGGAAATCTTCATACATCAACTCTACTGCGCAAGCTCAATGCAAAGGATTATGAAGGTGCTTCGAATGAATTTGCACACTGGTGCCATGATGATGGAAAGGTTTTGGATGATCTCGTGAAACGGCGCGAAGCCGAACGAAAACTATTCGTGTCGTAA